GATGAGCCACCTTATATGTATTTTTCATTACTACATATTTGGTCCAGTTGGTAGGATAAGTTTTTGCAACAGATCTTTTAAAATCTCTACATGCTACAAATCTCCACAGCTCTCTATTTTTAAATCTATATTTAGTTGAGTAGTTTGTATAAAATATTTTACCTAAATTTCCATCTGTTTCCCAATTTTTATTTTGTAATACTTTACCATACTGATTAGATAATGCATAGTTTGTGTTTACTGATTTTGAAGAAGGGCATGTACCTATAAATAAATACCCTAATGAATCAGGTAATTCTACACCATCTCTATTCTCTACTACAGCATTCCAAAGTCTAACATTGTATATCTTTATTATCTTTTTTAGTTTAACGTTATCTATGTCTGAGTATAAAGGTTTTTTATCTTTAAA